AGAAGTGGCTGGCAGACTATCCGGCAGAATAGGAGGCAAGATATGGACGAGATGGAAACAGCGGTGAAACTGGAAAATCATGACCAGCAGATCAAGTCCCTAAAGCACCGAATGGAGGAACAGGAAGAGCAGAGCAAGACCATCCAGGAGCTTGTTCTGTCCGTCCGGGAATTGGCACTGAATATGCAGGCGATGATAAAGGAGCAGAGCGCGCAAGGAGAGCGCTTGGCAAAGCTGGAAGCAGAACCGGCGGAACATTGGAGCAGTATGAAGCGGACGATATTTAACACGACGGTAGGAGCCGGGGCCGGGGCGGTTGCTACCGGCCTTATTTATATCATGGCACAATTTATCAAATGAGAAAGCGAGGAATAATTATGGATTTTGGAATTGCAAGTGTAGCAGGAATTACAGCACTGTGTTATCTGGCCGCTATGGCGGTTAAAGCGACGGCAGTAGACAACAAGTGGCTTCCGGTTATTTGCGGCGTTATCGGGGCTGCCCTGGGCGTCGTAGGCATGTATACGATGCCCGATTACCCAGCAACAGATATCATCAACGCGGCGGCTGTAGGGGCTGTATCAGGGCTTGCGGCTACTGGTATCAATCAGATGTACAAGCAGCTTAAGGGTAGCAGTAATCAGTAGAGAGGATGGTGATCCGTCTATCTCCCGGCCGGAAGGGTGACTCCGGCGTTGCGACATCGCAACAACAGTACATAGGGCAGTCCTGCGGGGCCGCCCTTTTTGATATGGAAGGAGAACAGATGAAAACACAGAAAAAAGTGAAAGAATATGCCTTGGCGGCGAAAGACTGGGTATATGTATGGGGCGCGAACGGGGAACCGCTGACACAGGCTCTTATCAACCGTCTGTACCGTGACTATGGCTCCGCGTCATATCCATTGTCCTATTACAATAACAAGCTGGCCGCCGGCGCCGGCAAGATGGCTGCGGACTGCTCCGGATTTATGATGCCGCTGTCTGGCTATGATGACACCGCACACGGCTATTATAATGCCTGCGTGCAAAAAGGTGTAATCGGCGGCCTGCCGTCAGACAAGGTATGTCTGGTGTTTAAACGTAACAGCTCCGGCCGGATGTACCACATCGGGATTTACCTGGGCGATGGTACAGTGGCAGAAATGGCAAGTTCCGCAGCCAACTATCAGCATAAAAGCATGTATGGTGCTGGCTGGACACATTGGGGCCGGCCGAAGTGGATTGACTATTCCGATGCAGTAGACCCGCATAAATGCATCCTGGACTTAGACATCCCGCTGCCGTCGCTGGTAAAAGGACATAACTGCGGATACGTCAAGACGCTTCAGCAGCTCCTGGTAGCCCGTGGGTACAGCACCAATGGGGTAGACGGTATCTTCGGTTCTGGCACCGAAGCGGCCGTGGCGCAGTTTCAGCATGACGCCGGGGTTAAGGTTAATTATCCGGGGACCGTCGGGGCTAAGACCTGGACGGCGTTGCTTAAAGGATAAAGGATAGCCTGTCACAAAACCATTCCCTTATCCGTTTATTGGGTATAGGGGCTAAAATATGCCTGCGATATATTAAAAAGGGGGCGACGCCGGGAGACATAATCTCCATTGGCCTCGCCCCTGATATCTTACTCTTCATGCCCCGGACCCTCAACCGGGGCCTCTTTTTCTTTTTGCTCTTTAGCAATTTTCTTAAGCTCTTCCAGTATTTCCTCCCTGCTGTATTTTTGCGTTTTCTCGGGAAACCTCCGATGCTTTACGACATACCTGACAGTAAATGCAAAGCCAGTTAACGCAAGGTCGATAGCAGACAGGTAATATAGGATATCAAGCTTAAATCGGTTCCATTTTTTCATGTCAATCCCCCTCCCCTTTAACTTTATCATACTACTTTGGTACAGTGATGGTGCTGGTAAATAATGGAAATAACATGGCTTATTATACTGAATATAATCAGTATATTCAAGCCCCAGGTTGCAAAGTATAGTTAATGCAAGAGGGGTGTAAAGATGATTAGTTATAGGCCGTTATGGGAAACGATGCAGAAAAAGGATATTACGACATATCAGCTTATCAAGAAAGGGATTGATAAGAAGACAATCCATAACTTGAAAAACAATGCCAATATTACCATGTTAACGGCTGAAAAGCTTTGCAGAATTTTGAAATGTGAGATAAAAGATATAGTTGAATTTATAAATGATGCAGGCGATTAGGAGTGATTCAGCCGCCTTTATATTTGACTAACGTTTGACTAACAAAGTTTCAAAAAGTGACCTTTTGAGCAATTACGAGAACAAAGGAAAAAATCGAAAAACCTAGTAATACCAATGGATATATCACTATATCAAAAATTACCATATATAATAAGGTACGCTACGGACCAAGGTGTCGGGAGTTCGAATCTTCTCACGCACGTACGAATCCCCTGGAGAGTTTCTCCAGGGGATTTTTTTGCTTTTTATTGGGGAGTCTCCCAGGACAGACTCTATTCTACAGCAGCTTTGCAGGAAATTCTTATTTCAGTAAAAGTTCTCACCGGCCCGGTTTTTATGTTATAATGTAATAAAATGTCGATGGGGGATTTTCTGTATGGATTCAGGAAAAATTGAAAGAAAAATCTATTATTATGATATTTTATTGTACGCCCATGGGGAACATAATGAGGTCATACCATATGCAGATCAGGAATCGGTAATTAGAGAAACCTTTAAGTATATCTATCAGGCGAATTTGGAAATTGATGGCCTAAAAGAGGAAGCGGCGCTGAAAGCGGCTCTTCGAAAAATAGAATGTCCTACGGTTCATGGTGACAAGATCTATATTCTTGTGGAAGAAATAAATAAAATTGAGGATATTGATACGGCGAAAGGAATAAAGTTTAAAATAGTGCTATGCAGGAAAGACGCCTGGCCTTATTTGGAGAAGGACGGGAAGCTGGAAAAATTATTTTCCAAACTCCAGGATAATTACAGCGTGGCAGAGGTAACTCATTGTGTCATTTTTCCGGAGAAGAATATCATGGGGGCGGAGACGAATTTTAATGGAGCGCGTCCCAGTGCAATAATTGATTACCTGCCCAGGGTATTTTCGAAGGTGGCATACGTATCATGCACGGGAAAACTGCGAAAAGATGTTTTCGAGAGAATTGCTGATAACAGGGGCTACAGTCTGTTTGAGATTGGGGTGAAAAACACACCGTCCATGAGGAAGGTGCTCCGGGACGGCATGGGACTGCTGGGCGCATTCTTTGACGACATCGATGAGGTGGATACTTACGAAATAAGTTTGAAGAGAAGAATTACCAGGAATAAAAAAGGATTTCGGCCGCCGGTTAATATTAAGGAGTTAGAACAAATTGTTATTGAGAACAGGGAGGAGATAAAGTCTTTCCGCGTAAGTCAGGGACTGTACAAAGACAGTGTCGATCTTCTGAGTGACAAACTGGTATGTAAAAAAGAATTTATTATCACGAATGATAAGGTGATCGATTCAAATGAAATGTACAAGACAATAATTGAATTCTATAATGATGTAGTAAGCGGTGCATAAAAAGAAAGAAGGATGCACGATGAGTAAAAGAAAACATAGGGTGAGACGCGGTGGCATTGCGGTTATTCCAATAGTTATATCAATTATTTTTTCGTTACTGATACCGGTTAATGTGACGGCAGAATCTTTTTTTGCTTCATTACAAGTGATAATCGGGGTTTGGGCGACATTGTTGGGCTTTATTATAACAACGGTTTCAATTTTGTTAACCTTTACAGGAAGTAAATTAACAGAAGAGATAAAAGCAACGGGGCATTATAAGACAATTCTGTTTTCATATCTGCTGACCTGCTTTGAGCTGCTTATATTTTTACTGCTGTCTTTGCTCGTATTAATTACAGGTGTTTACAGCGGCATAATGGTAAAGGTTCTGATCGCGGGCGTTATAATTTCGCTGACCGATATCTTCATCTGCCTGTTCTTTTTAACACTGGTGATTTATACGCTGTTTAAATAAAAACTATCTGAAGAACCGTCTGAGGGCGGTTCTTTTTGTACAGATATTTGACTTTTCCCGCAATGCCTTATATAATATATAAGCTGCAGTTACGCTGCACAAATCAGGCATCCGGTGCCTGAAGGAGGAAATTATGATAATCGAATACTGGAATAAAGTCAGATCTTTTGTAAAATGGCTGATCCC